CTGATGAATCCATACAAACCATGTCAACACCAGCTTCTACTAATGCAGGTATTCTTTGTTCATAATCTCTTGTATTAATACCAGCACCTACAATATATCTTTTATTTTCATCTAATAATGAGTTTGGATTATTTTTTCTGTCTTCATAATCTTTTCTAAATACTAAATGATCTAAATTATCATTTTCATCAAGTATTGGTAAACAACTAATTCTGTTTTCCCATATAATGTCATTTGCCTCTTCTAAACTAATTCCTTTTTTTGCACATACAGCATCTGCTCTTGAAGTCATATATTTATCAATTGGATCATCCATATTAACTCTTGAAATCCTATAATCTTTATCAGTTACTAATCCTAAAAATTTTCCATTACTAGTTCCATCTTCAGTAATCATAACTGTAGAATGACCTGTTTTTTCTATTAAAGCTATTACATCTTTTACTCGTGTTCCACTTTTTACATTAGAATCACTATCTATAAATCCTGCTTTATATACAGGTAATAATCCTGCGTCATACATATCCCAAAGAAGTTCATTATATGCTGTATGATATTTATATACTCTATCAAGAATATTACCAAAATATTCGCACATATCATCATAATGCTCTTCTACATTTTCTTTTGTTACTCCAGATTTCTTAACACTGTTAAACCAGTCTTGAGTTATGCGACTAAGATTCAGGGTTATCACACTTTTACTTCCTGTTTGACGTTTTCTCCATATATTTCTATATGGTCCGGGTCATATCTTATGTTTATTTAAATAATAAACATTGCACTATTTCGGCATTTAAAACGATTCGTTTCCTAAAACGTTACTACGTATCAATAGTAGTCCTACTCCACCTGCTCATCACTTAGGGGATGACCTCCACACACATTAATAATTTTTATATGTTCTACCTATTAACATATTCCTAAAATTATTCATTAAATAATTTTTATATTTACCGATTTTTAATTCTTCAATAGATTTGCCATTATTATATTGTTCTCTTAAATAAACAACTTCATCTTTAGATAACAATGGTAACTTCTATTTACATTTATCAGTTCTAATAGGCATTTTTACATGCATATATGATTTTCCAAATAATATTTTATTAAATCCACTCCATGAATATAAATTACTATATTCTTTAAAAATATCATCTTCTTTTTCACCATTTACAAAATATCTTATTCTTATGTTTAATACTTCTTCATCAGATAAATTCTTAGAATTTGCATGCATATTTCCTCTACGTGTTCTTCGATCTGATTTATAAAAATCATTTACTTTATCTGTATTATATTCTATACCAATTTCAGGTCTTGTATAATAATGCCAATATTTTGAAAATCCACTTTTTGACATTCTATCTTTATACATTTCATATACTTCTCCAAAAGTATATTTCATAGAATAACGTATTTTTCTTAATTCTAATAATTCATTATCATTTAATATTGCTTTGGGATGTTCCTCCCCAACTTTTGTTATAGTTGCAGAATGTCCACCCAATGTAGAATTATATCCATTATTATAACTATCATATAATTTAATGTAATATATTTCTTTATTATCAGCTTCATCCTAATTAGGAACATTATCTTCTAATATTGAAAAATTTGATTCATTAATATTATATTTTCTCATTGCTCTATATAATTTATAATCACTATGTTTCATATCATTTAAATGTTCTCTTACTCTTATATGATAATGATGTGTCTACCCAATATATACTTTTCCATTAGGAAATGATATTTTATAAATTGTAAATATTTTATTCATATATTATAAATGTAAAATTATAACATATTTATATTAACTTGGCTCGGTATTACCATGCATATAGTTTCACAACTTATGTTTAGGCTTCACCGATGCATTAATATCGCTATATTAATACATTGCTTGATTAGCAATTAAGCACATAAAGGACCCAAGTTGATCCCTAAATTTCCATTTGTGAAGTTGAATTCCTTTGTTTGTATCTTATTCTTAAGTCTGCAGTTATGTGTTATATTTCCATTAGGCATTAAGAAATATGGTTCAAGATTCTTATCGCAGAGTTCTACACAATAATAATCTTTTGGTTCATCAAGATTTACAACTTCAACCTTTGTAATCTTTCTTATAACAATGTCTTGATCTACATCTTTAAAATCATTTCTAAATAACCCCATATATTGGCCATACTCAAAGATAAGTTGATCTCCTGTTTGAAGCAAATATGCTTGCTTATCTTTAATCATCTTATCATTATCAATAATAGGGAATATATGATCCGGTGTAACTCTCATCACATTTCTTGATTCATCCGGATTAAAATCATCCGGGGCGAAATAAATTCTTACTTCTTGAACTGCTTCTGCTTTTACAAACTTAGCATTTACCCATTCACCTGTACATTTACCTGTTGTACCATTAAAATTCATATGATATACATTAATAATTTCATCCTTATGCTTTTCATATGCATTTTTAAATGACTCAACCATATATGCGTTTGAACCTGCGTTTTCTTCCATATTACAAGGTTCTACATACATGAATGGAGTATCACCATCGAAACAACAACTTGATAATGAATCAACAGTATCAGACATATATGTAAAGAATGAATGTCCTCTTGCATATTCATCCGCCACAAAATCTGCAGATTCCTTATCAAGGAATTCACCATCCTTATATACTAATGCGAAACTTTCCCATTTATATTCTATATAGTTCGTTACACTATATACGTTCATAATAATGAACTGCTTTATGTTACCATAAAGATTAGACTATATCACAATCCTATAAATATAGGATTCTCCCCATTTCCACTCACTTGAGTGTACTTCCTTTCGGAATAGTCGTTGAACCTTATTATATAAATGAATATTTATGACCATAATATAATCTATTTGCATTTATCGATTTTACTAATCCTGATATACATGCAGTTCCTCCAATATTTTTAATAACTTCGGACATTGATGAATATATTATATTATTATCTAAACATTTTATTTTCTTTGGAAACGTTTTTCCCTTCATCGTATTACCAAATGTTTTAATAGAATATAATTCATTCTCTGATTGTGTGCACCATTCTAAATTATCTACTCTATTATCTGATCTATTACCATTTAAATGATTTACAAATGGTTTATTTTCAGGATTTGGTATAAATTCTTGAGCAACAAGTCTATGACATAAATATCTAGTTTTAATAGAATTTTGCATTAATGATATTCTTAAATAACCATCTAATGTATATTCTACTTTTAATGGTTTACCTTTATACGGACGTAATCCACTCCATCTACAAGGCACCATTCTATCTTTACTTCTGAAATTACCTAAATTACTAACTTCAAATGCTCCATCATATCCTGTTATACTTTTCCAAATTTCTTCCATAATATTCTCTTATATAATCTTGGTTGCTGATTATCTAATAACTTCGCATATTTATTAGAGTTCCCAGCAGTTAAAGGAGTTTTTCAATAATAAATTACTTTATTATGCCGCAGATTGATTTACGGGGAAGGTGATTATCGTACGAAGACGTTCCTTATTAAACCATATCATGAAGTCTTTCTGTAACCATGAAACACTTTCCCAACATGGTCTTGTTCCTTCTTCATCAGGAAATACAAATTCACCAAACATACCTTCAAAGAACGGTTTATCAAAATAAGAGAAATTTACAACATTTTTTCTTCTACATAAATCGTTACTTTATGTACGTTACTATTTGTAACTGCTCTATGATTTCCATAGACGATTAACGAATTTCACGTTAAAAGGGTTTGTTTAAACCGTTTAGACTATATCACCAAATTTAATTTTCTTAAATTTGCACCTACACTTCCATAACACTTGTTATGTACTCTACTAACTCATTTAAAGTTTTCGATAGTCGTTGAACTTTTATCCTTGTAGGATAATTAGCTGCGTATGATTACCCAATCTTTATCGTTTTTACAATCTGATAGCCGTTATACTATCTGCTACTATCTATGTTACCATGATATGCTGTAGATAAAGCTCTAAGGGACTTCCCGCAATTCAAGGTGTTTATTAACGTCAGCACATGTAATTTCTCTTATAATTTAATTATTACCAAAATTATGTATTTTATACATGTGACAATTTTTACAATATGTTATAAGATTATCTATGTTATTAAGTTCTTTATTTTTTATCGCTAAATTAAATAATTCATCAAAATTATCAGTAGGATTTAATTCTGGATGTTCTGATAATAAATTATGAAATAATATTTTAAATGGAACTATATGATGAACTTGAAGATTTTCATGACAACCGCATAGCTAACAAGTATTATGATCTCTCTCTATAACTTCTGGAACTAATCGATTAAAATATGTTCTTATTTTATTACCTAATCTTGTAGTATCTGTTGTATATGGAATATTAGTAATATTTAAACTATTTAATACTCTATTAATTACAGCTATTGTACAATTATATCTCCGTGCCAATTCTGTTTTTGATATTGACTATTCAATATATAAATTATATAATTTTTTATAATCATTAAAATCTTCTGGTATTTCTTTTTTATGATAATTCCACATAGATTCTGCAAAAGTACGTCTTTTAATCCCATTATGTTTTAAATGACTTCTTATAGTAGTTGCTGAACAGTTAAATATTTTACCTATTTCTACTGTAGATTTACCATCATTATATAATTTTATTATTTCCTAATCATTTGTATCATCATATTGTTCATAAACTTCATAATTAGTATTTTTTATATTATATTTTTTAAAATATCTATTAATAGTACCTTTATGACATTTATATATTTCTGAAATTTCTTTCATTGTTAAACCATTATTAACATAATTTATTAAATCTTCTTTTTTAATTATTAATTTAGATTTTTCAATATTCCATTTTCTTAAATATTCTTTAATATTTGCTAATGTTGTATTTCCTTCTTTTAGCACACTATTTTCGTGTTAAACCTTTAATAACATAATTTTCATATAACCAATCTCTATCTTTTGTAAAATATCTATAATTAGACATAATTTCAGATATGTAAAATTACATACAGGATTATGTAATTTTTAATTTATTTTAGTTTATGCTGACTATAATCCTCTGGAGGCCGCAGGTTGGTTAATTGAATACACGACCTATTGAAAGAATTGTTGAATACATGAACCAATAGTTCTTGTACCATCACCAATCTTAATAGGGTTTGTAAAATCTTTTATTGAACCTTCTACATCATACTTAGAAAGTTCTGTTTCATATTCTTTAAGTTCCTCATCTGATAATGGTCGTTCTGAATTATAAACAAGTTCATCACGAAGTTTGTTTAATTCGTCTGAACCAAAATCATGATTTCTCAATGTATCTACATCTTTACACCAATAATTAGATTCATTAAGAAGTTTCCTATATTTAGGTCCAATCTTATAAAATTCTTTACTATGCAAATGATAATCTTCACCAAACTCTTTTCTTGCAAAATAATCAAAATAAACAAGAAATTCCGATGTTGCAACTGCACCTGCAAATTGAGCAGCAACTGCAAATACAAGATTTACATACATACCACAATAAGAATCAAGATTTTGTGGATGACATGAAAGACCTCCTATTTTTTCTAAACCATTATGAAGGAATGGATACATAGTTATACTTGTGCAATACGGACTTATGGCACCAGCGAAGCTAGACTCATCGTTCTTATATATAATATGGTTTTTTAAATCTTTTTGATATTGTTTTGCTTTAAAATTTGGATATAGTTCTTTAAGTTTCCTTGTAATCATACCTCTGCTTACAAGAATATTATCAGCTTTATGAATTTCAGCATTTAATACGCCGATATTCTTAGAAGAAACGTTAGAATTATCATCTACAGTACTATTTGCAGTATTAGATGCATTCTTATATCTTTCAATAAATGCTTCTTTGTTAGCAACCCATTCTCTGATTTCCTTCTTCTTATTACGATAAAGAATAAATTCTTTCGCAACTTTAGGACAATCATGAGAATACAAACTTGTTTCAATTTGATCCTGTATTTCCTCTACAGGAATACCATCATATGGTGTTATTGAGTTTGCAATATTAGCTATAGTATCTTTAGTATACTTAGTTTTCGTAGACTTAAACGCCTCACGAATCGCTCGTTTAACTGTCTAAACACTATAGTTCTCAAAACTACCATCACGTTTCGTTACCTTCATACTTAGTTTTCTTTCTATTTTATTTTGGTAAAATATTTATTCTCGACTATGAGAATTTTTCAAAATATTATTTTATATATTATATAAAAAAATGCAAATGAAGTCTTATAACAAACATCATTTGCATTAAAATATTTTAATTATTTTTAAAAATTTTTTCTTTCCAATAATTAAAATCAATATCTTTGATTTGATATTGAATTAAATTTCCAGTTAATACATCAGAAAGTTTTACAGGTTTATAATCATTTCCATCAACACCAACATCATATGTCATTGTTTTTTCTTTTAGTTTCTTAGCAATATTTGCATCTGTACCTGTATATGTTTCAACATTCTTTGGTGTATGCAGATGTCCATGTATATTGAACTTTCCTAAAAATTGACCATCACAATGTGGATAATGTGAAACTGTAAATTGAAGAATTATTTTATCTTTATAATCGTCATATATTTGTACAATAAGTTCTGTACTCCAATATACTTTACTATTCTCATTATATGGCATCATATTCCTTCTTTGCAATACATTCTTTACATCATGATTTCCAATAATATTATAAATCTTTTCAGCATTAATATTATTAACCATTTCATCATATGTACTTACATTACTAAATATAAAATCACCACAATTTATAAGTATTGGATTAACACATTCAGATAAAGTTTCATTAAGATTATCAAATAAAACTTTATTCATTTCTTGTACATTTTTAAATGGTCGATTACAATATTTTATTATATTTGCATGATTTGCATGTATATCGCTAGTAAAAAATATTCTATTTATATCAGATACTTTAAACTTTAATATATGCGGCCCCATTACTACTGTTTTCTTTTCTTGCTTCATTATTTACCAAAATCCCCTTTTATAATCTTCATATTCTACATAACATCTTTCTACATTCCTAAATAGAATTTTAAAATAACGTGGAAGTTCATCATACATTAATGCTAAACATTGATCTACACTTAATGGATCAACTATATATTCATGTCCAGATAATTCCCAACATTTAGTTATAAGTTTTGCTTCACTTTCAACATAATCACACATAAATGGAGCAATCCATATATTACCAGAGTTCTTAATTGTTACAATTCTCATTATTACATATTTCTAAATGAAGTTTTTGGATCAAAACCTGCATTTATAATTTTTGTTTTATTATCAGGTAAGCATTCAGGTTCTTTCTTTGTTTCCCAAAGAAAATTCTCTATATCTATATAAACATTCTGCTCATTTGTTATTCTACTTCTATTTGAACCTAATACATCAAACTTTTGTTTTACAAATATAGGATTAATTGTTAATCCTGCATTACCATCAAGATAGTGAGAAATATCATCTGATTCATTAGCATACATAAAAGTAGGTGATTCAAGCTTTCTGAATATATCTGGATTCTCTATTTTCCAACTTTGTTTTTCAAATTCAAATTTAGGAATATACCACCTACTATTTCTATCATACAATTTATCAATATGAAGCTTTTCTCTTAATCCATTTTTCTTACAATATTCATCAAATTTACATTGGACCTTATTATAAATTTTATCCCACAAATTCTTATCATGTACATATTCTTCAGCAACTGGTATAGGATTTAATTCAATAGGGACATATGTATTTCTTGTAATTTTATGCATAATTACATAAAATGGACATATATAGATATAAGGATAAAATCCACATACAATAGATTCCATCCATGCTACATAATCTTCTTTAAATCCATATGTATGAAAATAAAGATGTCCATAATCATGAATTTCCTTTATAATAGATTTATATTTTTTATCATCTTTATCTATTTGTATAGGATTACGTACATAGGTAATACTTTCATCT